AGGCATACCGTGCTGACCCCTTCCGCAGACAGAATGCTATTAACGCATCACTGGATGAGGCGCTGAAGAAGAAACAAGCTGAAGAGGCTGCTAGGGCTGCTGCGGCTCGTGGTGGTATGGGTATGATGGGCAGTGGTGGTGGTGAAAGTGGTGGTGGTGTTCCTTTAACACAAGAGCAAATAGATTTCTTGGATAGAGAAACACCAGAAGAACGTTACGCACGTATCACTGGTGACTGGTTTGGTTTAAAGCCTATGGGAATGATGCTGCTCGACCCACTAGGAACTTTCTTAACGTATCCTAAACAAGACCCATCAAATGTTATTGTTGAGACACGAACAGGTAAAACACCAGCACAGATTGCCCAAGAACAGCGTGAAGCAGAGGCAGCGGCTGTGGCTGCTCGTGCTGCTGAAATAGCTCGTCAACAACAAATCTCTATAAACGCTGACCCTTATACACAAGTTCCTTTCACTTCTGCTGACTACTACACCCCTCAAGATCGTAGTTCTTACAGTGATTATCAAGGCGCTGGTCAGGCTCAGATGGATAGGTCTTTACAGACACAATCGGATTTCTACGGATGAGACACTCAGTAGGTAAACAACTCACAGCGGGTGTTGCCAATACAATCTTTGTAGTCCCGCAAGGGTATAAGGCAGAGGTGGATTTGTTATTCATCTCTAACCTTGATGCTAACAACAAGACTACCACGGCTTACTGGCAACACGCTCACGACATTAACCACAAGATTAAGATTATTGACTTGTACCCAATGTCTTCTCATAGTTATTTACAGTTTAGTAATGGGTCTATTGTGATGCAACAAGGGGATTCTTTTGTCATTGAACCACAAGAGGGTGCAATTCAAAGTTGTATCATCACGTTTGACTTAAGAAAAGAGTTAAATACTGTTGCATTTGATGGTGAATAGGCTTGACAAAACTGGTAATCTGTGGTATAATAGCAACAAAGGAATAAATAAATGACATACTTAGAACTTGTCAATGCTGTACTTCGTAGGCTCCGAGAAAGTGAAGTCGATACCGTTCAAGGTGTGGGTAATACAAACAGTTACCCCCGTCTAATTGGAGACTTTATTAACGAAGCTAAAAGTCAGGTAGAAGCTACTTGGGATTGGACAGCTTTACGGTCAACACTAACACTGACAACAACACCTAACATCTTTAACTATGAGCTGAATGGTGCTCAAAACAATGCCAAGGTGTTAGATGTCTGGAACGACACTAGCAACATTGAGGTTACTTACAAGACTTCACGCTGGTTTAACCAAGAGTTTCTGATGGCTGACCCGCAGGTTGGTATCCCAGTTTACTACAACTTTAACGGTATCAGTACAGATCGAGACTTGCAGGTAGATATTTACCCAATTCCTGATGCTGTTTACGACTTGAGGTTTAACTTTACCCTTCGTAACCTACCTTTAGAGGCAGACTCGGATACAACTGTACTACCTACTCGTCCCATCATTCTGTTAGCCACTGCGATGGCGATTGAGGAACGTGGTGAAGATGGTGGTCAACAAAGTATTAACGCCTACGCTGCTGCTCAGTCGGCATTGGCAGATGAGATTGCTTTCGATGCTGCTCGTCATCCAGAGGACACTATTTGGTATAGCGTATGAAACAACTTCAAACTCTCTCGGTAGTCTCTCCCGGTTTCTACGGGCTTAACACACAAGAGAGTGGTATTACTCTATCACCTAACTTTGCTCAGCTAACAGACAATGTTATCATCGATAAGTATGGTCGTCTAGGCTCTCGCAAAGGGTGGCAGATGTTAACAGATAGTGGTGCTACTACTTTGTCTGGTGCGGCTCTTGAATTCTTGATGGAGCACGTTAACGCAGATAATAGTGTTGTTACCCTCTCTGGAGGCGATAATACCCTCTTTAAGAATGGTGATGACATAGACGTTCTAGTGGACATTACACCTGCATTATACACCATCACTGGTAATAACTGGAAGGGTGCTTCTCTGTACGACCATGCTATGATTGTACAAGATGGACACGAGCCTATCATCTACACTGAAAGTGCATCCCCTGTAACTCAGACAATGACTGATTACACAGGTGTTACTCAAAGCTATGGCTCTAGTTTTCCTCGTGATGTTATAGCCGCTTATGGTCGCTTCTGGGCACACGATGGGGCTACTGTATACTGGTCAACAGATATTGCTGACACAGCTTTTCCAGCTTTTAATGGTGGCACTAGCGGTACTTTAAACATTGCCTCTGTACTGCCTAACAACGTAGATACAATTATTGGTCTTGCCTCACACAACGACTTCTTAATCATCTTCTGTGAGCGTAACATTGTCATCTACGCAGGTGCGGCTAACCCACTAGGTGACTTTAAACTTTCAGACATTATTGCTGGTGTCGGTTGTGTTGCTCGTGATTCTATCCAAAGTACTGGTGGAGACTTAATCTTCCTGTCAGACACTGGTGTTCGTTCTTTAGGTCGTTTGTTGCAAGAGAAGTCTTTGCCCATGCGTGACCTAACAAAGAATGTACGGGATGATTTGATTAAAGACTTGTTGCAGGAACGAGTTAACAACGGTGACCTATCTAAAGTAAAGAGTGCATACTCAGAGGTTAACGCCTTCTACTTGCTATCTTTTCCATCGACATCGACTGTCTACTGTTTGGATATGCGACAGGCACTAGAGGATGGTTCTTCTCGTATTACTCAGTGGTATGAGTATGAAGCTAAAGCCTTCTGTCGTCGTCGTGACCGTGAGTTGTTAATTGGTAAGACTAACGGTATTGGTCGTTACTACGGGTATACAGATAACGGGGAAGCCTATCGACTTCGTTACTTCTCACACTATCTTGACCTACAAAGCCCTACGACACTCAAGATACTAAAGCAAATTAGTGCTACGGTCATTGGCGGTAGTAACCAGTCTTTTGTTATCAAGAGTAGTTTTGATTACTCTACTGCTGCTAGGTCTTACCCATTTACTATTGCTGACCGTGGTGTCTCAGAGTATGGGTTAGCTGAATACGGCATATCAGAGTTTTCATTTGGTATTATCTTAGACTCAATCAAGAGTAGTGTCGGAGGTAGTGGCAATACAATTCAAATTGGTTTTGAAGCTAATGTGCAGGGCAACGAACTGTCAGTGCAAAAGCTAGATATTTTTGTTAAAACAGGAAGGACGAGTTAATGTCTAACTATTCTAAAACGACAGACTTCGCAGCTAAAGATGCGCTGTTGACTGGTGACCCGAATAAGATTGTAAAGGGTACTGAGATTAACGATGAGTTTGACGCAATTCAGACCGCTGTTAACAGTAAAGCTAATAATAACAACACAGCCCTCACAGGCATCCCTACAGCCCCTACAGCAACTTTTGGCACTGAGACTACACAGATAGCTACCACAGCGTTTGTTAAGGCTGCTCTGGCTGCTTTACATCCTGTTGGCTCTGTCTACATCAACGCTAACACAGCGACTAACCCTGCTACCTTGTTGGGCTTTGGTACTTGGTCAGCCTTCGGTGCTGGTCGTGTTATGGTTGGTATTGACGCTGGTGATGCTTCTTTTGACACTGCTGGTGAAACTGGTGGTTCTAAGGATGCTATTGTTGTAAGCCACACTCACAGCCTTACAGACCCCGGTCACTCACACTTATTAACCTCTACTGCCATTGGTGCTGGAGGGGGAACTGGTGAGTTTACAGGTGCTGGAGGGTCTGCTGGTGGTAGTCAAATTGCAGATCGTGTTATCAGCAACACAACAGGCATTACTATCAGTTCGACAGGCTCTTCAGCCACTAACGCAAACCTCCAGCCATATGTCGTAGTATATATGTGGAAACGTACAGCATAAGGAAATAACATGGCAAGTCCTTTAGATTATATTAACGCAGCGGCTAACTTGTGGGGTGGTTATCAATCATCTAACCAAGTTCAGGATGCTGCTGCTCAGGCTGCTGCGGCTAACGTAGAGGCAGCAAAGATTGCTGCTGATGCTGCTCAGTTTAAACCGTATGCTATTTCCACTGGTTTTGGTTCTAGTTATTTTAACCCCACAACCATGCAAGCGGGTTATGAACTAGACCCTCTGTTGTCTGCTTTCCGCAACAAGATGTATGGTACAGGGGCTGAGTTTCTAGGTCAAGTGGAAACAGACCCACAAGCGGCAGCACAACAATATTATAACCAACAGCAAGCGTTAATGGCTGGTGGTCGTGGTGCAGAAGACATTGCCCTACGTCAACAACAGCTTCAACAAGGTCGCATTGGGTTAGGGTTGTCAGGTGCAGCAATGGGCGCTGGTGCTGGTACAGGGTATGTTAACCCACAGCAATACCAACAGCAACTTGCTCGTGCTCAGGCAGACCAACAGCTTGCTGCTCAGTCAACACAGCTTGCACAGGCTGACATCGACCGTGCTATCTCTCGTGGTACTGGTATGCTTCAGACTGGTTTGGGTATTGAAGAGTATGGGTTACGTCCTCTCACCATCGGTGCTGACATTGGCTCTAAACAGGCAGTGTCGGGTGGTAATCAAGCGCAGGCTC